CTTATCACCAATAAACTTTCTACCAGAGTCGTAAATCTTATATCCAAAGTCAACAAGATTAACAAATCCTTCTAATAGTTTTGCTCCAACGGCGAAGATAAACTTGCCAATGGGTGCTAAGAATGATAGGACTTTTGCTATCTGAGGAGCAAACTTTATCAGTCTGGTTACAATAAATCCAAGAATAACATTCTTGATAAAGTTTTTAATACGATCAAAGAAACTTATCTTGGGTAGTTTGAGACCTTTTCCTTTCTTTTCATCTTTATTATCACTCTTCTCTAATTCTTTCTCTCCTTCAGTACGTTCTTTCTTTTCAGATTTCTTTCGTGATTGATCTGCTCTGATTTTATCAAGTGCAAGAGATCCTTTTAGAAGAGTATCTATTTCAATACATCTCTCTTTTATTACTACAAGAGTATCTTTCTCCTCTCCCTCAGCAGGATTAGCAGCTGCAGGTTTTTTTACTCCTATAGGAGTAATTTTTGTGATAGCACTTTTGTTTATCGGGACCATTGCCCCACCAGTCTTTTGTGGAAGTAACTTTTGAGCAGCAATTGCCATGAATTACACCGTTATCCCCAAAGTTTTTATCTTCTTAGAGGAAGACATTGCAGCAGCATCAAATGAGGGAATACCTGGTGACTGAGATTTCTCAGTCTTCTGAGGAGTTTGTTGTTGACCCTGTTGCATCTGTGTATATGCTGCGGTTGATGATGGTCTTGATGATTTAGAAACAGATGCACTCTTTATTCCAAGTTCTTGTCTTATTTTTTTATAATCGAATTTAGGACCACTACCACCCGAAGAAGAAGAACTACTTGTGCTTGAAGTAGATCCTCCACCAGAACTACTAGCTATAGAACCTCCCCCACCAGATGCAGTTGTACCAGCAAGAGTTACAGCAGGTCCACCAGTTCCAATAAACTTTGTATAATAAGATGGGAGTGGTGCTGGTGGAGGATCATTTTTACCTACTTGTTCTTTATAATGATAGAAGTTGCCCCTATTTGAGAATTTTATATCACCTTTACCCATATTTCCATACTGACTTGTTCCTTTAAAGTCAGTTCTACCTTTTAATTTTTTCATTGCTTCAACAATCTTTGCCTGCCCCTCAGGGGATGAAAGTTTTGCTGCTAATTCTGGATCATCTTTTGCAAGTCCTTTAAAAACTGCTTCAAATTGACCTGCTTGGGATCCAACTGCTTTTATAGTATTTGGCCATGCAGGATCAGCAACTCTATTTAAAACTGCAGCAGAGACACCATACTCATCATCAGTTCCTCTCTGTGCCTCTGCACTAACAATAAATGCTAAGTCTCTAAAATCTTGTCCTGTAAGATCTTTTAAACTTCCGCCACCACTTCCTTTATCATTATCATTATCTTTAGTTGGAGTAGATTGTATAGTGGATGGTTTTCCAAGACCAAACATTTTTCCTATGCCACCAAGAAATCCACCACCTTCATCATCAGATTTTGTTTTATTTCTTCCACCAGGTTCTTCATCCTTAGAAACTGATCCTCCACCAGAGAATCCTAAAACTCCTCCACCCATGAGACTTGGAATGTTAGTTCCTCCTCCCATGGAGTTCATTGATGCTAACGTATTAGTTCCATACTTACTTACAGCACCCTTACTCATCACAAACTCACCTGGAGTGAGCATTGCAGGAACCGTATCTTTATTTCCAGATCCAGGGACTTTACCACCCTTGGACATTTTTGCTGGTTCTTCTGCTTCTTTTAAACTTTCTGTTGCTGTTGTTTGTGCTGCTTTGAACTCTGCTTCCTGTTGTTGTTCAGGAGTTTGCTCTCCCTCTTCTTCATCTGCACCAACCTCAGTCCCTGTTAATATCCTTGCACCTAACATTCCAACACCACCAGCAACTGCCAACGCTGCTGCTGCTTTCGGATTTCGTGAGACAAATCTCATAAGTTTTGGCACAGCAAATCGAATAATTTTAAGTGCCCAACCGCCAATGGTTCTAATTAAACCACCAAACTTAGTTCCAAATAATAAGTATGCTCCAACAATGGCAGGCCAAAAGTCCTTGAAGAATCTAATAAGATTATCAATTTTCTCTTTATTTTTTTTATCACCCATCCACTTAAGGATGTTCATTACGATGTTACCTAAGATAACAGTCTTGATAAAGTCAAAGATTTTTTCAAACATTCCTTTGACTGGAGCAAGAACTTTCTCAGTTGCTTTTGCCAGACCTTTGAAAATGCCAGACTCTAATCCTTTTTCTTTCTTCGCTCTCTTTGTTCTCTCTGCAGTTTGACTATCTTTCTTAGACTGACCTACATCAAACTCATTCTTTTCTATAAGAGTGTCTCGAATAGACGTAACAATCTTCAGTATCTCTTCAAGTATACCACCACCCTCAGCGGCCGAAGGAGCGATCTTACTTGAATCGAGTTTTGTTATTCCTACTGCTGATTTCGGTTGCCTTACAAGTGCTCCACCACCTCCTCCTGGTAATGCTATTGATTTTTTTGAAACTGTTGCTGATTGCTTTTTATCTAATACATTCCCTACAAATTCTTGAAATCCTATCTTATCGTTTCTCTTCTTAAATCCTTCTTTTCTCTCTTCGGGAGATAATTTTTCACCATCAATGGTCCCATCAGCAGTAAGTTCGTCAACATACTGCTGGTATCTTTCTTCACCTAAGAACTTAGAACCGAATTTACTTGATGGCATTCCTTTGCTTTTGTTTTAATTCTTCTTCTTCAAGATGATGTTGTAATAATGCAACGTAGATGTCTCGTTCCCAAGGCATCAAGTTTTCAATCTCAGTTAATGAATATTTATGGTACTGTATCAAAGCAAAGTTTAGTCTGTAATAGTTCTCCAGATCCATATGGATCAGGGCTATGCGAAAAAACCCGCTAATCCCTCAATTACTACCTCATTTTCTTTCTTGGTCTTTGGATTTTTAACCTTTAGTGAATGAGATAACTTAGGCATGGTCTCAAAGAATTTCTCAATCTCTTTGAACTGTGAGGAATTCATTTGCTCAAGAAATTCTACAATCTCTTTCTTAGAACAATCTTCTACTGCCCAAACTTCATCTTCAGTAAAGATTTTATCAATACAAGTTGCAATCAAATCAAATGATTGATCCATTGCATTCTTTTCATCAAAATCAAAGTTGTTCTTGATAAACTGATCAAGAGATGGATACTTCATCTCCATCATAATACTATCATCCACTTTAATTCTATTCGTATGATCCTCGTTCTTTTGAACCTGAATATCATCCAGATTAATTTTGATGGGAACTTGAGTTACTCCATCATCAGGACAGGTAACATTTACTTCAATCTCTTCACCAACAGACTTACCACGAATATTCAAAAACAAATATTCAATATCAAAGGTAGGAAGATTCTCTACCTTGATATCTTTTGTCTTGATACAATTCTTGATGACGTTTTTGATCGCAGTTGTGATTTGCTTGGTATCTTCACTCTCCAAAGCAATCACAAGAACTTTCTCTTCTTTTACAAGAAAAGGTCTGTATTCGATCGTTTGTCCTGTTGATGGTAGTTCAAGTTCATATACCGGTGTGGCAATCTTTGGTAAAGGCATGATGTCCTATAGAATTTTTCAGTATTATTATTTATTAAGCAAATCCAGATTGTATGGACCTGAGTTGATCGTTTGCACCAAGTGGAAGATTATTCCCAAATAAATTAGTGAATGATTGTACGTTAAATTGTGCTTGATTTTCTGGACTGAATCGATTGGCGGGATTAGATCCTTCTTGCGATCCAGTTTTACTTGGAGTCTTCAGTACAATGTACCTGATATAACTCATTGATACACTGACTTTCAAAAGAGATGATGCATCAAACGAAACTGGCATTGATGAGATACTCAAAGGGAATGACCTTATAAATTCATAAGTCAATTGCTGTTGATAATCTCTCTCAAACTTTATCACTTTCAATCCTTGATCAGCAATATAATCATTGGGATACTTTACCCTATAATTATATTCTTTTGATGCAAGGCTTGGTGGTGCATCAGCAGTAGGTCCTCCTCCACCAGAGAACGGATTTTCATCCTGATTCTCATTCATAATATAACTAATCCATCCTTCAAAGAAACGAATTGCTGTGTAGTTTTTAGCATCCACATAGAATGTCAGATCAATTCTATCATCAAACTGTCTTCTATATGCGTGCTTTTCTGTTACACCAGTGCGATCATTATTATTTTCAAGAGTTGCTAACTGAGATCCTGGAAGACTTGTCTCACAACACGATAAATTTACGCTCTCTTGATCGACACCAAGAAAACTTCTAAGTGCTTGAGGAAACGAAAGTTGTACCTCAAAGTGAGAAGTAAGGGCAGGTCTTAATAAATTAGATTTAATGTCTGATACAGACCTTGGAGTAGGCATCTATAAATAATTTTTAACCTTATATATTATGTATGGCAGAAAGTATCAAGAGTAAATACAAACCATCATATCCAAGTAAATATAAGGGCGATCCTACTAACATTATATGTCGAAGTAGTTGGGAACGCAAGTTTTGTAGGTGGTGTGACTTGAATGAAAATATTTTACAGTGGGGTAGTGAGGAATTTCACATTCCATACATCTCACCACTTGATCGTAGGGTTCACAAATACTTTCCAGACTTTATTATTAAAGTGAAGGAGAGCAATGGTGAAGTCAAGACTTATGTTATTGAGGTGAAACCCAAGAAGCAAACAAAACCACCAGCAAAGAGAAAGAAAGTTACTCAGTCATACATCTATGAATGTAAAACTTGGGAAGTAAATAAAGCAAAGTGGAGAGCTGCTCAAGAGTTTTGTGAAGATAGAAGAATTGAATTCAAGATCATCACAGAAAACGAGTTAGGTATTAAATGAACCGCATCGAACCCATAAAACAAGACATTCAATCTGAATCTGATGTGAATGACAGAATGGAATTGATAATGTATGCACTGAATGATACTGTAGCACCCATACCAGAAGAAGGAAATATCTGCACCTTTAAATATTATGCAAAGACTCCTAATCTTGAATACGACCAAAATCCATTGGTTGCAGTAACTGATATATTTGCTTGGGGGTTTCGTGGAATCAACTTTCATCACCAAGAGTATAGACAATATACCTGGGAAGAGTTAGGAACTCAAGTATATATTGTTCAACAAGATGAACTTGATGATCTACTCTCATTACAATACGGAAAATTTGTCCTAAATAAATAAAAACCA